TAGAACATTAGAACATTAGAACATTAGAACATTAGAACATTAGAACATTAGAACATTAGAACATTAGAACATTAGAACATTAGAACATTAGAACATTAGAACATTAGAACATTAGAACATTAGCGATCGCTCATCCACGGCAGCGTTCTCGTGGACCCGATCGCCTCAACGGATCGATCGCTCGTCGTATGTTCGTTGCGTTGTGCGGTAACGGTCCAAGTGGGAACATCGTAATACTGGGTGTAACGGTTCGCCTTTGTATAATGTTCAAGGGTGTAAGTCAACACCCGAACGGGTTCTTTCGCTACTCTCTCTACAGCGCGTACGTTTTGCGGGCTACCTGAATGTGACATGTTTGCTCTGTGGTATCGATGGACAATCTTCAACATTCAATTTTCCACAATGAAAACCCATGTAAATATCGGTGGATATCATAGAACATTAGAACAGAGATCTCTATATGTGGTCGTTTTGTATGATCTGGGGGACGGTGGCCATTGTGTTTGTGGCGACTACATCGTCGTTGCCATGGGTGTCCGGGGGCAATTTGAGAGGTTTGACCCTCATCAGGTCGCCTTCGCGGCTTACTGTACCTCAGTGGCACACCATAGACCGTATTTTGCATGTTTATCCGCAGAGTCCAGAGGCACAAACATGCAAACGATTGATATTTCACCATTACCGCGAGTGGGCGATCCACCAGTCTTACGAATTTCGCCGATTTCATCGCTACAAATGTCGACACATCTCGCCGGACGAACTTCACAGTTACGCCTTGTATGGGCTCCACGATGCCATAGAACACTATTTGCCTAAGCGTGCCAGGTTCAATACGTACGCCGAGAAATACGTCTATGGGCAGTTGTACCGAGGTATGACGGAATTGCAGCCCATCACGCTGATACCCAAACGTCGTCGCCAAGACCGAGAATGGATCCGACGCAACCTTTACCGTCACAAGCAGGCTCTCCGCGGCCCGATACCGTACGATACGACACATGAACAACCGTCTTCATCGCATCCACACCAGTCTCATCAAAGCAACCGCGAAACCGTCTGTTGTCTGCTGGATCAGTGGGCCGAACTTCAACACGGTCTGGACCCCGTCGCGTACCGCACCCTTTCGTTGAAATACGACGTGGAATTCAACACGGTGCGTTCGAACAAAGAGGTCGCGGTATTGATGGCGTGCTCGGAAGAAACGGTGCGTACTCGTCTACACCAAGTGAGAACAATGACCACCACATATCCGATCTTAGTATAAGTATATATAAAGTAGTTTAGGGGGAGGTATGTCAAAACGATTCGTCGAAAGATCCCCCAGCAAGAACACATCACACGCCCGGCGATCCCAATCCATCCATCAACGGAGAAATATACAGGCAGTTGTTGCTGCTGCTACCGGTATCATTCGCAAAACCAAAACCCATAATACCACAAAGAAGAAGAGGAAACCAAAAACGTCTTCCAACAAGAAAAATACCACACAAGCTCGGCGAACCCAATATATCAATGAAAGACGGGGGATACCTCGTGCGATTCCCAAGACCATAAAAAAACAAATTTCGTCGTTTCTTGAAAAAACGGATTCCGTCAAAATACGGTCCTATCTCAACACCGTATGTCCGAATTCGGGGCAGTGCGTCGTCTTTGGCGTAGGAACCGAGAAATTGCGCAAATATTTCCAAGACTACAGTTGGTCTCTGGTGGACAAAGACGCGGTAAAAAAGATCGGCGCCTCATCCAGCAATGGGTTCGTCTTCGAGGTCCCTTTTGTCAGAGACAATTACACCGTATATGCCGTCTTGAAAAACGCCAAAGACAAGGATTCTGACAACTTGTTTTACGAGGCCCTGGTGGGGTTGTATGTCAACAAAAAGAACTATATCTTTCCGTGCTTTCTCGAAACCTACGGCTTGTACCAATGGCCCGACACAGCCCCCGAACTCCATCAACGAGCGTACCAGTTTAGTAAAGGCAACGCGAACATGAAAAGATTGGTCGAACTGGATAAATTGGTACCCAAAAAATTGTCGTACGACGCTTTCTTTCATGATCCGACATTTATCTACAGTACGTGCAAAAATGCACAGTTTGGATCTGTATTGATTCAACATATTCACAACGCCCGCTCCTTACATAGCTATATAAAGGATCTCAAGCGCAGCCAGGCATTTTTCACCTTCCACCTTGTCCAGTATTTATATCAGGTCTACGCTCCCTTGGGCATGCTTTCGGACGAATTTACCCATTACGACCTGCACACCGACAATGTGATATTGTACACGGTGGGGAGCGAACAATCGGGGCAAATTAGCAATAATAGCAAGACCGGCGGAGTTCCCAACCACGGTAAGTTCATCACCATGAAATATCATTATCCCAATGGCGACGTGGTCACTTTCAATACGTTTGATATCGTGAAAATTCTCGACTACGGACGGTGCTATTTCAAGCAAAGCGATCAAATCAATTCGCAGACGTATTACGAAACGCTCACAAAAAGCATTAAAACGTTTCGAGGAACCGGGCAATGCGCCAACGATAGTTACAGTATTTTAGAGGATGAAGACCCAGAGGGAAGTTTCCACTACATTTGCAGCAACAAGCGGAACAAATCTCACGATTTGCGTCTGGCGGCCATGATTTGGCATACACCGGGCAAATACAACGGAACTGAAGGAACTACAGGTAGTGGACTAAATGGACTACGGACCATTTTGGTGTCGATGTTTTACGAAGACACGTATTTAGTGAATAAAAAAGGAAAATCGGACAATCAGCACGGCACCCAAGAAGTCACTGAGCAAAGCTACAAAGGATTGAGCAAATTACAAGAAGGGACGTCGATCCAAAATGTAGAGGACATGCATTGGGCCCTGAAAGACCTGATCATGACCACGCCTCACTTCCGAGCGATGAACCAAACGCTGTTTGAAGGACACACCAAGATTGGAGAAATGAACGTCTGGTTGGATGGGTCTCGGTCGTTGCAATACACGGTAGAACATTAGAGCATTAGAACATTAGAACACTCGCATGAGCCGGATGCGAGTGTTCCACTTACAGCGCTACAGCGCTATGGCTACATGGCTACACCGACAGTTTCGGGTACCGATGCAAATAGGTATATTTGCGGATTTCGTAGTCCACCATGGGGGGCGGGTAATCGGTCACCTTGCTGTACGTACGTTGGACCGTGTGCCAGCGGTGCAGGTCCTGCGGCGGCACACCCGCGAGTTCGGGCACCCATCGGTAAATATAGACGCCCTGTGTGTCGTACTGCGCGGATTGTCGCCAGGGACTCATCACCCGGAAATACGGCGACTGGTACACGCCTCGCCCCAAAATGGCGGCCCAGTTGCCGTTGTTGCTCGCGACGTCGTAGTCGACCAGTTGCTGAGCAAAATACCGTTCGCCTTCGCGCCAATCGATCCACAAGATTTTCACCAAAAAATGGGCCACCAGCATGCGTCCGCGGTTGTGCATGTAGCCGGTCTGGTTGAGCTGTCGCATGCACGCGTCGACCAGGGGAAACCCCGTGGTTCCGTCCTTCCACCGCTGCAACCATTCGGCATTCTCGGCCCACCGAATGGTGTCGAGACGCAGGTTGAGTGGGTCTGAGTAGGGCTCGGACGCACGGTTTCCATTACTTCCCCAAAAGGCGGTGGCGGCGGCGGAGTGTCGAATGACTTCGGGGTGTGCCGCTAAAATGTGGGCGAAGAATTCGCGCCATATCAGTTGCCGTACCAGTTCGTGATGTATTCCAAACCGGTGGACGAACCGGTGGTAGACTTCGCGCACCGAGACGCAGCCGAATTTGAGGTAGGCCGACAGGTACGTGGTATCGTAGGTGAATTGGTCGCGGTTCTGGGCGTAATGGTCGTGCGCCCTTGGGCGCGTGGCGCGTGCCAAGACGTCGAGACCGTGGGTCCGTCCCCCTTTCACGAGGCTGCCGGCGACGTCGTCGCCGGCGAGGCGCAGGCGTAGGTACATGTCTTGCCAGGTGACTTCGTACGACAATTTTCGGTGAGGGTGGGCAAAACGTTGCCCCCGGGCTTTCATCGACGCCTGCGAATTCGGCGCGACCCGCGGTACGTGGGGGTGTCGCGTCAGGCATTGCTCGTAAAACGGCGAGAATTTCCTATACATTTCCTTGGATTCGACCCCTTTTTTGTCGTGACGGCCCGACGCAACATAGATCGACCCGGGCACGTGCAGATTGTACTCGTCGTCGTAGCCGGTGCAGCTGACGTCGAGACGGCGACATAGAGATTCGATTTCCGCGTCCCGTTGACGGGCGTAGGGCGTGACGTCGCGGTTGAAGTAGACGGCCTTGGCCTCGTACTCGATCAAGAGCCGGCGTATCACCTGGACGTTTTTACCATAGAAGAACCGTATGGGAACGGAGGAGTCTGACCCCCCCCTTTTCAAATCGGCTAAACTTTCCATCATGAACTGGATCGCCCGTTTGGACCGGTACGGGTTGCTGCGCGGATTCACCTGCTCCGGCGTGAATATGAAACATAGAAGCAGTTCGTGGCAATCCCGCAGGGCAGCCTCCAGACCGCGGTTGTCGATCACACGCAGGTCCCGACGAAATATGAAAATGCCCCGGTCATGTCGGGGAGCGGTGACATTCATTTACATTTTTGCCCCACAATAAAAATGTGTATAAAACATTAGAAACATAAAACATTAGAAACATAGATAGAATATTAGAAGCATCATCATCATGCTGAGGAGGAGTCATCATTGGGTATTGTTGCAAGGATTGCATTGGTACACGCTCGCCTTGATGTTGGTGCGCGACCATGTGATGCGTCCACTACAGACCATGATGCCGCAGTCTTATTTGGTTTGGGCGCGGCAACTGTACTGTTGGTGTGGGGGGATTCGCCGGGAACCTGACTCGGATGCCTTTCCGTACGGCTGGTACTGCTACGCCCACCTGGAGCAGCGTGCGGATCAACGCGACGGGGGGTGGGGGTCGTGGTGGAAGTGGATTCTTCGCGATCCGGTTTCGTCGTTTTCGTTTTCCTTGCGTGAAGGGTACGAACCAGCCGTATTGTGCTCCTTACCGGGAAACCGCGAGGTGCCACCACACGAGACGCAAATAGACCCTTTGTTGATCGTAAAGCGTACGACTACGAGTACTGACGCTACTGGCGCTACTGACGAGACGGTGTACTACGTGCGTCGCCGGTGTGCGAACCCGGTGGGAGGAGGGTCAGATACCGATTCCGACGCTGATCTGGTTTCGGGTTCAGATCCAGCATTCAACTCGATTCGCCTGCCGACTCCGGTCGTGTGGTCCAACGTCCGGTTTTTGTGCATCGAGTACCGTCATCCCAACATGTCCGAGGCCGTCGAGCTCACGTTGCCGGCCGCGATGATGGTGGTGGGGAACGAGCTCTTGTCGCCGACGTGCGTGTTGCGACTGTTGGAACACACGATGGGCAAACGTGCGTACCACTTTGATTTCAGCTATCAATTGTCCATCATGGACTCTCAAGTCCGGTTGTTTACCATGCAGTCGCACCAATACTTGGTATTGCACAAGAATTCGTATGTGGTGAATGTCGGGCCTACCACGTCTACCTTGCCACCGTCTTCGTAGCGTAGTAGACATAAAAGTATCACTATATACAAGTGTATCGCGTGGTTCACCTCCACCGCCACTTTGCTTGTTCACCGCCTGTCGCCCCCCTTCCCTTTCTTCCATGGCTCCCATGGCTCCCATGGAAATATGTTCGATGACGCCCGTCGATCTGGAACATGATGCGTTCGAGTTCGAATGTGATCTGTCCTCCTTGTCCTTGTCTTTGAACGTGGGTTCGAACCAAGTTTGCGGTCAAGATGTCGAAAACCGCGTCAATCCGTCATCGTCACGTCACAATGACATTGGCGCCGCGCAGAACGTAGTGCTTCAAAATACTGCCGTCATTGCGTTGCCTGCCGTCCCTGCCGTGCATCCGTTGCGTTCCAGGTGGAATATGTATTACCACTTGGCCAACGACAAGAACTGGACCTTGTCGGGGTACAAGGTGGTGATGGGGGGCATCGACACGTTGGAAAAGCTCATCGCTACGAATCAGGCCGTATCGGAGCGCATGGTCAAATACTGCATGTTGTTTGTCATGCGGGAAGGGGTGACGCCGTTGTGGGAGGACAAGTATAACCGCGCGGGGGGCTGTTTTTCCTACAAGGTCCCCAACAAGGTTGTGTTCCGTTTGTGGAACGACCTCATGTATTTGATGTGTGGCAACACGCTGATGGTGAATCCGGACCATATGCGTCTCGTGAATGGCATCACCGTGTCGCCCAAGCGGAATTTTTGTATCGTCAAGGTCTGGCTCGCCGATTGCAGTCTGCAGGACCCCAGTGTCATCGTGCACGTCCCCAATCTGTCACACAGCGGCTGCCTGTTCAAGGCGCACTTTGGCGACGGGTAATCATAGCGGGCTTTGCGGGACGACGCTTGCGCGTTCCGCCGACGACGGGGTACGGCGTGGGTGTCCGGTAACGGCGGTTCACCTTGGTCGGGTCGTCTGTGGTGACAAACCTTACCCTCCGTTCCTTTCGACGCCGAGAACGGTACATGGTTTATATACATATACACATAATACAATACATACCCAAATATACGTTTGATGATCCGACCAAACGTGTATTTTCACCCACCTATAGTATAGTATAGTATAGGGTTTAGGACATGCCCAGCCCCAAATTTCATACCAAGAAAGACAAGTCTCCCGGCAAAGACAAGTCTCCTCGTGAAATATTTTACGAGCATGCCGAGGATATTTGTCGTAAGTACTTCAAACGGTTGCTGCACTTCTATGACAAGAAGACGCACGAACTCAAATATGTCGTGTTTCTGCGCAGTCAAAGGGTTGAGACAGTCGATCCACGAATCGTATATAAAATATCCGACGGGGAAGAATACGTGCAGCGACCCGAAGAAACGTCGAGGTTGCAAACCTCTCTGGTCGAGCGTATTGCGCAAGAATCGACCCAACGTTTTTTCGATCTAAAGGCGGTTTTACAGCGTATCATGGATACGCCGCGTGAATGGTCCGTGGAAAGACATTCTGAGATGGTCGTGACCGCGGAAAACAGGGATTTTGTGTTAGCCCAAATCCGGAAAGATGCACAATTGTTGCGTGATGTCGTTCATAGCCAGAAACGTTTCATCGTTGCTTACATCTACTACTATATCACAAATTATACAGCTTACCTTCAACACCATCTACCCCTTCATAGCCGCAAGTATATCTATGATATGGTGTGTGCATTGCACGAGACGATGTGCGATGAGGATGAACCTCTGCGATCTGAAACAGAACCTTCGATGTTTGACCGAGAATGCGACGAGGTCGACAAGATTGTCATTTTCTTGAGCTTTAATCACGCATGGGCACGGTCCAAGACCGCATCTTCGTCTTCCCGCCTCCCAATGCCTCCTGTCCCTCCTCGCTCGTCTTCGTCTTCTTCTTCGTCTTCGTCTTCGTCCTCGGCCATGCCTCCTGTTGCTTCGATCCCCCCTCCACTTTCACACCCGATGTTGCCGCCACCTTCCCAACACCAAGACGACGGTGATACTACTCGGTCGAAGAAGCGACCACGAAGCAAGAGCCGGTCCCGTAGTCGCGGCGGTCGGCGGCGGCGGACCCGCAACCATAGAACATAGAAACATGGACGCAAAGGATGTTTATAGATTTAGATTTAGATTCAGTTCGATGAACCACACTCCCGGGTCCGCGTCCAGCATCGATGCCGATCTCGAAACGTTGCTGATGCAGGCATTGAATCAATGGCTGCCGATACGTTCTTCTCCATCTTCCTCGATTCCACGAAGAACATCCTCCTCTGCACCTAACCCTAACCCTAACCCTGCCCCTACGATAAACCCAAATCACCCTGGACCTGGACCTGGACCTGGACCTGGACCTGGGTTTGGGTTCGATCATGCGACGTATGCGATGATTCAGCAGACGATGGAGTTTTATACCAAATGTCACCGAGACCATCACGACCTCATGGGTGAAATCGTCGGGGGCGTGCGTGCCATCCATGCTCCCACGGTACCGACAACGGCTCGACTGAACGTGTTGTACCAGATTTTCCAAGAATCGAACCGTCGGATGATGGAGTACAATGTGATCATGTCTCAATGTTTGCAGTTTACCCACCAAGTATTTCAGCAATATCGGGTGACCCCCTCCTCCCCCTACACCTACACTCCTCACCCTGCTTCCCATGCCGGTGCACACACGAGTACCCGAGTTCCACGCCCTTCTCCATCTCATACTCACAATAATCATAATCATACTCATCATGCTCATGCCCAGGATACCACCACGTCCGACCTCTACGAATTTTCCTTTTTCATTCACCCTCCCTCTGAACCCGCCGCGGCGACCGTCATGCCGATGAGCCAGGCACAGTTTAGCCAACACACAGTGACGTATAGATACGAAAATACAAATACGGCGGTGACCACCGGAACAGCGCAGCATTTGCCCCCTTCGATCGCAGCAACAGGGGCTACCGCGGACCGTCCGGTGTGCCCCATTACCTTGGAAGAACTGCAACCCGGCGACGAAGTCACCCGAGTCCGTGTCTGCGGACACGTGTTCCGCACCGCCGCCCTCCGCAATTGGTGTCGACGCAACCGGGTGTGCCCCGTGTGTCGCCGAGACATTGTATCTGACGCAATACCCACACCTTCGAACCATCCGAGCCTGGTTCGACCAGTACCGGTATCTGACTCGATGCCTGTGCCGGTGCCGGAGCCGGTGCCGGACCCGGTGCCGGAACCAGATCCAGAACCCGTGTCTGATCCTTCTCCCCCTTTTCCTATTGGTTCCAGTTCGTACGCGCAACGTACGGATTACGATGAGGTTGGTACCAACGGAGGGCGAACGATGATCCCGTCGAGTATCTTGCGGCGTATCGTCCAGGAAATGACGGGGGACCGTCCAGTGATAGCGCAGCATTCGGGGGCTACTGCTTCGACCAACGCGTTCGATCACGACGACAATGACGATGACACACACTATTTAGGCGTGGATTAAAACGTCCGTCAAAAAAAAATCGTACTGTGCGCATTATTTTTTGACCGTAAAGAACGTCCGAATGGACTGAAGGTTGTGTTTTTTATTGTGAATGTCCACCAGGAACCGGTCGAACAGCAGTCCTTTGATTTTGGCCGAACACACCTTTTCCTTCTTTTTCATGTAGGTTTCCATCCAAAGTCCAATGTCGGTTTCGGGATCCACCCCGGGACTCTCTTTATGACATTTATGCCGGAGATCCTCCATTTCTCGGCAAAAGGTCTGGACTTGACTGCGTTTTTGTTGTTGATCCAGCAGTTGTTCCACCGCCAACCCAAACAATTGCTGCAAAGGTTTCATCAGCTGGTTCGTGATGTAAAACGAATAGTCGACCCGCAGTTTCTTCTCCACCACGTATTCCGGGACGTCAATCAGGTCCCCCTGCAACAATTTGCCCTTGCCGGTCGGCGCGTCTTTCGGTGGCTCGATGTGCACGAATTTCATGCGCTCGCCGGGTTTGGGTTTGGTACCGGCGTCGCGTTTGCCCATGCGTTCGGCCAAGACCCAGTGCGCAATCTGGTGCGGGTTCTTGTAGTAGCCGCGCAGCGCTTTGGTGATCGTCAACTTGTCCATCGGCACGTTGCCCTCCACCAGTTGCTGCAGGGAAGCGTCGAGGAAGCCGATGGCGTCCTG